GAGAACGCCGAATTAGAATCCGTTGGGGCGTCTCCCACGTTTGTGCATGTATGTCAGGACTACAGGGGCCGTCAGATCTTAGAGGCTCAGAAGATAGACCGAATATACTACAGTGCGGTAGACGCAACCCAAGTACCCAAACGCTACGCCGAGGGTGCCCAAGACGATGAGTACGGGGATTTGGTCGGTAAGATCAGCGTCCTGAGTATGGCTACCGTAGGTGACTACGTGACTGGCGTTGGCATGAAAGCTGACGAGGATATGTTCTATGTCTGCTAGATACTTCGAGACACTACGCATGATTGAGGACATAGCCACCACGCTGGGCAACCAAAACAAGTTAACTCATAAAGGGCCGGTCTACCACGTCAAGGTAGACCCTAATACAGATGTGTGGAAATTAACTTGTTTAGGTACGGAATGTGTTGACTCGCCGTACGAACCTATCTATCGTGGCATGGAAACCCTACCTACTGACCTGCGGAAAAAGCTGGTGGTTCTGAATATGCTAGAGCCACAACAGTCTGAAGTAGCCGGAGTGGGGTTGCGAACAGGTGACAATAGCTTTTGGGTTTACGGATAACGAGACACTGAAACCAGTGCCCACGGAGAAACAGGATGGCGAAGGTAAGCGTAGAGCTTGAGATTGATGAGCAAACGCTGGAGGAGGTTCTTGCTGGCTTACGGGCGGTGGAGAACCTTGCCAAGACAACGACGGAGATGCTGGACGACCTACAGTTCTTATCAAAAACTATTTCAGCTAACCAACGTGAGATGAAGAAACTCACAACCAGCGTGACTAATTTACTAAAGGAGGTACGCAATGGCGATGACGCCAGAAGCAAAGGTTAAGAAGAAAGTAGCTGAGACACTAAAGAAGTTAGGTGTTTACTACTTTTACCCTGTAACCGGAGGCTACGGTAGGAGTGGTGTACCGGACATAGTGGGGTGCTACAACGGTAAGTTCTTTGGTATTGAGTGCAAGGCGGGGAAGGGTAAGACAACGCCACTGCAAGACATGAATATAAACCAGATCAAGGCAGCGGGGGGAATCGCTGCCGTGGTAAACGAGGAGAACCTGCACACAGTGGCAGACATTCTCAACGAAAAGGAAGTAGATGAGCGCCAGTTGGCGTTTGATTTTTAACTAGGAGACCGAGATGACGAAACGAAAGTACAACCGCAAAGCGGCAAAAGGCGCGTTAATAAATGCGTATCTTAACGGTAACGGCTACACCAGCCCCGCAGTTATAGCTGCTGACCTATGCGTGAGTGAAAGCTACGCCGCTAAATGGCTACGCAAATGGAAGCTGGCTAAACGTAACTGGGAAACAAGTTCAAGGGAACAAGCTACACCAGCTAATACCCACGGTACCGTAGAAAGAGATGTCACATTGACTCCTCCGGCAACGTGGGGATCGGGACAAGTAAGTGACGGTAGCACTGCATCTTATTACGAGTTACCTGCTGGGGCTGCGGAGCTACAGGATTTAATCTCTCACAAGAACATGAACGCGCAGATCGGTGAGATATTCCGTGCGTGTTACCGCATGGGTGAGGCATCCCACAGCGATGAGCTACGCGATGCGAAGAAGATCCGGTTCTATATTGATGCTGAGATCAAGCGGTTAGGGGGTTGAGATGAAGAAGTTTGTTGTAGTTTTTTCGGAGACTGTGGAGCGTCAGGTGATAGTAGAAGCCAAGAACGACGAGGAAGCACGGTACAAGATCATAGATGACCGTGGTTCTTGGGGTAATTGGATACGTAAACCTACCACTACTGACGTGATTGTCACCCGTGTCGTGGAGAAAGAAGAAGCGTGAGCGATGAACCCGAAGAAGTCGTGATCGAAAAAGGGGTGCTGCTATTCGATAAGCAGTACAGCCACCAACGCACATACGAAAACACGTTAGACCGTATGAATCTGGGGGACTCGTTTGTTGTGCATGACCCCTACGGGCATAAGGTACGTGCGTTCCGCATATCTGCCAGACGTAGGGGTTGGAACATTACGAGCCGTAAGATCAGTAACGATGGCGAACATCGTATCTGGTTGACAGAAAAGGACGGTAAATCATGGACTTAATAACGCTCGACTTCGAGACGTATTATAGTAAAGACTTCTCGCTGACCAAGATGACAACCGAAGAATACGTCCGCGACTCTCGTTTTGAGGTAGTGGGTGTAGGGGTAAAGGTAAACAATGGCAATACCGAATGGGCTTCTGGAACGCACGAAGAGCTTAAAGGCTACTTTGACGGGTTTGACTGGGCTAACAGTATGGTGCTGGCTCACAACACTATGTTCGATGGCGCTATATTGTCTTGGCTATTTGATATTCGCCCTCGGGTTTGGGCTGATACTCTTTGTATTGCCCGTGCTTTACATGGGGTGGAGGTTGGTGGAAGTCTCAAGGCACTGGCAGAGCGATACGACATAGGCGTCAAGGGTACTGAGATACTTAACGCGCTAGACAAACGCCGCCTAGACTTCACTGATGATGAGTTAGATCGTTACGGCGACTACTGCATCAACGACGTAGAGCTTACCTATAAGCTGTTTAGCATCTTTATGAAGCAGGGGTTCCCCAAGAAAGAACTCAGGATCATTGACTGTACGCTGCGTATGTTCATACATCCCATGTTGGAGCTAGATCAAGACTTACTGGGCCAACATCTTGAGAAGATCAAAGAACATAAAGATAAGCTGTTATGTGATGCTGGCGTGACCGACAAGAAAGAGCTGATGAGTAACGACAAGTTTGCTGACCTGCTCAGATCTAAAGGTGTCGAGCCGCCCACCAAGATCAGCCTCACCACGGAGAAAGAAACCTACGCATTCGCTAAGACTGATGAAGGGTTCAAGGCTCTTGCTGAACACGAGAACTCAGAAGTACAGGCGCTAGTCGCTGCTAGGCTGGGTAACAAAAGCACGTTGGAAGAGACCCGTACCCAGCGGTTCATTGACATATCCAATCGCGGAACCCTGCCGGTTCCTGTGCGGTACTATGCGGCGCACACTGGCAGGTGGGGTGGGGATGACAAGATCAACCTGCAAAACCTACCGAGCCGTGGGCCAAACGGTAAGATGTTAAAGAGAAGTATCATCGCCCCCGAAGGCCACATACTTATAGACTGTGACTCGTCGCAGATTGAGGCACGGGTGCTGGCGTGGTTCGCTGGGCAGGATGACTTGACCGATGCGTTCCGTAAAAAGGAAGACGTGTACATCAAGATGGCGGCACGGATCTACGATATATCCGAAGATCAGGTGACGAAGGATCAGCGGTTCGTGGGTAAGACTACGATCCTCGGTGCTGGTTACGGCATGGGTGCTGTTAAGTTTCAGGCGCAGTTGAAATCATTTGGTACGGACATATCACTTAATGAAGCACGGCGTATCATCGAAATCTACCGCAATGCGAATTGGAAGATCAGCCATGTGTGGCGTGAAGCTCAGAACATGGTCTCGCGTATGGCGAACGGTGAAACTTACCAGTTTGGTAAGAAGGGTGTGGTTGAAGTTATAGGAAACCGGGAATCTATACGTCTACCGTCCAAGCTCTTGATGCGTTATGAGGATCTCAAGGGAGAGCAAAACTCGCAGGGGACAGAGTATAGTTACAAGACACGCCGAGGCCGAACGCGGATCTACGGTGGGAAGGTGATAGAGAACGTCTGCCAAGCCTTAGCACGTTGTGTAATAGGCGACCAGATGTTACTAATAAACAATAGGTACCGAGCGGTACTGACAGTTCACGACTCAGTTATCGCATGTGTACCTGAGTCTGAAGCGATAGAAGCCCAGCAGTACGTCGAGAAGTGCATGAGGTACGTCCCGACATGGGCTAAGGGGTTACCACTAGAATGTGAGAGTGGTATGGCATACACATATGGAGACTGTGAGTGACGAGTTATTACGACGACGCCGTGGCACTAACGTCAGATTATTTTAACCACCCCTTAATATGCCCTGTCTGCGGTAATGATAACTTACATCAACAAGCCGTGGGGGTTTACCATAACCCCTTTGATAGCAGACGAGAGGATAGCCAAGGATTTTTAGTTACTCCAGATGGAGAGTGCGTGGTGCACACCAGATTGCACGCTGGCGTACTGAACCCTTCCGACAGAAGAGATGGCATACGGATTAGTTTTATGTGCGAACACTCTTGTAAGGTACCTGATTTGTTAATACTTCAACAAAAAGGGACTACCTATATGGGGTGGGACAATGAACCATCAGGTAGCCGACTTTGGCCTAATGAAACATGAGCGTAGCACCGTGGTCGTTCAGTAAGATCAAGGCATTTCAGCAATGCCCTAAGCAGTTCTACCATGAGAAGGTGCTCAAGCAGTACCCGTTCAAGGAGTCTGAGGCTACGTTGTATGGAACAGCTTTTCACGAAGCTGCGGAAGAATATATCCGTGATGGCGGTGAACTCGACCCACGGTTCAGCTACGCTCAAGGTATGCTCGACGCGCTGAACGCCAAGAAAGGCGAGAAGCTGTGCGAAATCAAGATGGGGCTGACCAAAGATCTGGAAGCATGTAGTTTCTTTGCTGATGATGTTTGGTTTCGAGGCATTGCCGATCTTGTGATCTTGAACCGCGAGGACAACCTTGCATGGGTAATTGACTACAAGACCGGCAAGTCGGCAAGATATGCTGACAAAGGGCAGCTAGAGCTTATGGCTTTGGCTACCTTCAAGCACTACCCCGAAGTGGAGACCGTTCGGGCTGGGCTGTTGTTTGTGGTAAGTAACGACCTGATAAGGGATCGCTACACCATAGAGGAAGAGGAGAAGATGTGGACTAAGTGGCTGAGTAAATACAGCGACATGGAAACAGCTTTTGAGAACGATACGTGGAACCCCAACCCCAGCGGACTATGTAAAGCATGGTGCCCAGTGTTGGAATGTCCACACAACGGAAAGAACTAATGCCGTACAAAAACAAAGCAGACCGTAAAAAGCAGAAGAACCCGCCAGTGGGTAGCCCTGCACACGAAGCCCGAATGGAAAGGCAACGTGCTAGGCGTGCTATGGACAAGGCGGGACGTGATGCTAACAAAGATGGCAGAGCGGATAAGCGGGAAGGTAAGGATGTCAGCCACAACAAGATGTTGAGTAAGGGTGGCAGTAACAAAGACGGCGTGCGTATAGAGAGCAAGAGTGCTAATCGCAGCCGTAACGGGCAGAAGCCCAAGAAAGCGGGGCATAGACCCCGACGTAGACAGTGAGTAAGGAAGACGTAAAGACAGGTGTACTGGTTGGTATCGGTATTATCGTGACGATCAACGTACTGTCTTTTCTTCTTACTGTGTTAATAACAGTTTAGACCAAGGCGGATTTCCTGCCTGTTAGCACCGTTCCCGTCCGGTGTGGTCGTCTGGCGGGTTTTTTAACCGCGTGTAGTGGACACCCACTTCGCGCTTTTTTGCATGGAAGGGTATATGAAAGTAATAGATAACAAGGCGCTGCTACTGCGGCTACGCGATCCACGGAAAGTTACCGAGGTCATACCAAAGAGTAAGGAGTTATCAGGTAACCGTGTGGTGGTTAACTGGGGCGTAGACGAGACCCACGTACTCAAGAATCTAAACATAAAAGCGCCATCGCCCATCGAAGGCAAGTATAAGTGGACGGGTAAGTACAAACCGTTCGAGCATCAAAAGACCACGGCAGGGTTCCTGACACTCAACAAACGTGCGTTCTGTTTCAACGAACAGGGTACAGGCAAGACCGCCAGTGCTATCTGGGCAGCAGACTTCCTGATGAAACAAGGTCGCATCAAACGTGCTCTGGTCATCTGCCCTCTATCTATTATGGATTCGGCATGGCGGGAAGACCTGTTTAGCTTTGCCATGCACCGCAAGGTAGATATAGCTCACGGTTCAGCGAAGAAGAGAACCGCTGTAATCGAAAGCGATGCGGAGTTCGTGGTAATAAATTATGACGGTGTAGCAATCGTGGCGGACGCCATAGCCAACGGTGGGTTCGACCTAGTGATTGTGGACGAGGCCACACACTACAAAAATGCTCAAACTGACAGGTGGAAGACGCTAAACAGACTACTCAGCCCTGACACATGGCTGTGGATGATGACGGGTACACCCGCTGCACAAAGTCCGCTGGATGCGTACGGTCTGGCTAAACTTGTTAACCCGAAAGCTGTGCCACGCTTCTTTGGCTCGTTCCGCGATCAAGTCATGTACAAAGTGACTAACTTCAAGTGGGTGCCTAAGCCTGATGCCACCGAGACAGTATTCAGTGCACTGCAACCGGCGATACGGTTTACCAAGGAAGAGTGTCTTGACCTACCTGACATCGTGTATACCAACCGCGAGGTGCCGCTGACACGCCAGCAAGAGAAGTATTACAAAGAACTGAAGAACCGCATGGTCATGGAGGCTGCGGAAGAGACAGTCACAGCAGCCACAGCAGCGGTAAACATGAATAAGCTACTGCAAATCAGTTCTGGCGCGGTCTACACCGATGACAAAGAGGTGGTGGAGTTCGACATCAAGCACCGATACAAGGTACTGCGTGAGGTGATCGACGAGTCCAGCAAAAAGGTACTCGTGTTCGTGCCGTTCAAGCATACGATCCAGCTACTTACTGACAAGCTACGCAAGGACAAGATACCTACCGAGGTCATTAGTGGGGCTGTCAGTGCCACCGAGCGGACGCGCATATTCAAGGAGTTCCAAGAGACAGACAACCCACGGGTGCTGGTCATCCAGCCGCAGGCTGCGGCGCACGGCGTTACGCTGACCGCTGCCAATACAATCGTGTGGTGGGGGCCAACCAGTTCGGTAGAAACATACGCACAGGCTAACGCTCGTATTCACAGAGCGGGGCAAGACCATAAGTGCACAGTGGTACAGTTACAAGGATCTCACATAGAAAAGCGTGTGTACGCATTACTAGATAACAAAATAGACACACATACAAAAATTATTGATCTTTACAAAGAAATACTTGATTAAGCTATTAGCTACCACTATATTGCATTTCTCGGCAATGGAAGGACGAAGATCATGGCTGATGCAAAAGACGTAGAAGGCGTGCCGTTGGGCAAGATGACTGAGGTTTACCTCAAGATTAAGTCTGAGCGGGAACGACTATCTGCGGAATTTAAGGAGGCTGATGACAAGCTAGTCAGTCAGCAAAACAAAATAAAAAGTGCGCTACTGGGTTACTTGAAAGAGAACGACATCAAAAGCGTCAAGACCGATGCTGGTACGTTTTACCGTACGGTTAAGCAGAAGTATTGGACTAGCGATTGGGAGCACATGCACGAGTTTATTCTTGAGCACGGTGTACCTGAGTTCTTAGATAAGCGCCTGAATCAGAAGAATGTACGGGAGTTCTTAGAAGAAAACCCAGACCTTCTGCCAAAGGGCTTGAACGTAGACGCAGAGTTCGCACTCACAATAAGGAAAGCGTGATGGAGCAATTAGTTCCGATTGAAGATGTCGCAAAGCACTTTGGTGTGTCATTATCCACGACCCGTAAATGGGTACGGGATGGGGTCATTCCACAGAATACGTACATCAAAGTAGGCAAAACGCAGCGGTTTGCTCTGGCAAGTATTGCAGATGCTCTGTTAAAGAGTGGTAGTGCAGCCGAAGAAACTGCGGAAGCGCCTGCTGTGGACGATTTTGACCCCACAGCGTTTGATCCTGATGCGGACGTATAGTGCGCCGAATCAGCATACAGGGTAATAGGTTTACTGGGTTAGACCAGCAGACAGACAGCACAGCGATAGACGTGGTTATCGTAAACGCAGCGACAGTATCGCGCTCGTATTACAAAGATGCCTACGACCCTAGCGCCAAACGTCTGCCTACATGCTGGTCGAACGATACCCAGAGACCTGCACCTGAAGTGCCACCAGATCAAAGACAAAGTATGCGGTGTATTGATTGCACCAATAACGTCCGAGGTTCTGGTACTGGAGGGGGTAGGGCTTGCAGGTTTAGTCAGCGGCTAGCGATTGTTGAAGAGCAAGCATTAGACACTGTGTACCAGTTGCAGGTACCTGCCTCATCCATATTTGGTAAAGCTCAAAGTAGAAGCTCTATGCCTCTACAGGCTTACGCCAAATTTCTGAGTGGGCATGGAACGCCCAGTGCAGCAGTGGTGACAAAGATAAGTTTCGATGCGGGTAGCCCCGTGCCAAAGCTGTTCTTTTATCCACAAAGACCGTTAGAAGAAGAGGAACTACAGAAAGTTAGATTGATGGTGGATGACGATGAGACGTTAGCAGCAATTGCCTTCGACATCGTGCCCCACAACCGCGAGGGTTCGCCCTTCGCTGCGACTGAAGGGTTCACAATAAATAGCCTAAGTTAAGGAGACCAACAATGGCTGAAGCAAATATGTACTACACAATCGAAGGCGTAAAAGCCCTCTACCCAAGACTCGACGCTACCTACAAGTTCGATAACAAAGCGAACGGCGGTAAGGGTGGGTCTATTAAGTGTGATCCGCTGGATGACGGCGCGGCATACGAGATGTCCTTTGTGATGTCTGAAAGCGAAGCTAAAGCCTTGTACAAGGCAATGGCAGTGGCCTATAAAGCCAAGAAAGAAAAGAGCTGGCCTGACAAGTTTGCCCTACCCTTCAAGAAGGATGATGACGGCAACTACGTCGGTAAGGCCAAGCTGAAAGGTGCGTACGGCACCGACAAGACTACGCCACCCCTGCAAGTGGACGCGCAGAACAACAAACTGCCAGCGGACTTTCAGTTGACCAGCGGTAGCACCGTGAACCTTGCCTTCACTTTCGTACCGTACTCCATGCGTGACAACGGCGTTAGCCTACGTCTGAACGGCGTACAGGTGATCGAATACGTGCCGATGGTGTCACGTTCGCCCTTCGGTGTTGTGGAAGGCGGCTTCGTAGCACAACCTGATAACCCGTTTAGTGATACTACTAGCAGTGTCAAGAGCACCGATGTCGCGTTAGACGACGATGACTCTGACGATATATTTGGCGATGAGCCAGATACCTCCGAAGTGGAGGAACCCAAGAAGGTCGTAAAGAAATCTGCCCCCGCACCCAAGGAAGATGACGACGATCTGAGTGCCATTGTTGACGGTTGGGATGACTAACCACTAACAATCACTCCACTATGGCTAGGTTTTGCCGAAAAGGATGCGCCGACATCCCTGCCATAGTGTCTCTCGGCATTGGGTGCAACCATGAATACAAGAGAATTTTTACGGTGGGTATTACCCACAGAAGGCGTGTACGTCGCCCTACAGTACGGCCTAGCATCGAACGGGGTACGGCAGACATACTTTCATTCAACAGATGAACTAGCAGAAGCCGCCGAGTACCACGACAGTGAAGGGTGGGACATGTACTTTGCGATGAGTAACTTCAAGGAAGAAGGTACCCGCAAAGGTGATGACGCTAAACAGATTAAGTCATTCTTCTTAGACTTAGACGTTGGCGAAGACAAAGTAGCTAAGAACGAGGGGTTCGCTACACAGGGAGAGGCGTTACGTAGGCTACAAGAATTTATCGTAGCCCTAGAATTACCAAAACCTCTGGTCGTTAACTCTGGGCGTGGTGTACACGTTTACTGGGTGCTATCTGAATCGGTTGCTGTAGAGCAATGGAAGGTAGTGGCTGACCAGTTCAAGGCCAAGTGCAAAGAGTTTGGGCTTGAGATAGACCCCGCAGTACCTGCTGATATAGCGCGGGTTCTTCGCATAGTGGGCACGCATAACCACAAACCTGATACCCCTGCGCCAGTAGAAGTCATAGGTAAGACTCCCGATACGGTTAACTTTGACTTCTTTGCCAGTAAGCTGGGGATGGACACGATACCAGTTCCCAAGAAGTACGTACCTGCGGAGGGGCCAGCAAGCCTACGTGATGCGATCATTCAGAACTACAAGCACGAGTTCAGAACCATACTGCTCAAGGCACAGAACGGTAACGGGTGTGAACAGCTACGCCGGATAATAAAAGGCCAAGCCGAGACGAGTGAGCCTATGTGGAGGGCAGGTCTGTCCATCGCTAAGTTCTGCGAAGACGGCGAAAAGGCTGCACATAAGATCTCAAACCAGCACCCCGAGTACACGCCAGAACTAACGCTGAAGAAGTTGGATCTGATTAAGGGGCCGTACCGCTGCACAACATTCGACGAGAATGAAGGTGGTGTCTGCACGGAGTGCCCACACTGGGGCAAGATCAGTTCACCGATTGTGCTAGGGCGCAAGGTGGCTGAAGCAGAAGCCAACGAAGATGGTACGTATGTAGTTGAGTCGGGTGAGTCGGGTGAGTCGAGTGATTTACTAGAAGGTACGTTACTTCCGGGTTCGGCCAGCCAAGAACTTTCTACACAACACGTTATACCCGTCTACCCGCGCCCGTACTTTCGTGGTCAGAACGGCGGTGTGTATGTCAGGAACATAAGCCAAGACGGGGAAGTTGACGAACATGTCATTTACCACAACGACATCTACATTACGCAGCGGCTATTAGATATAGAAGACGGGGAGTCCGTAGTTTGTAGGATACACCTGCCACAAGACGGTGTACGTGAATTTACAATGCCTCTTACGGCGGTCACTTCACGAGAAGAATTTAGAAAAAATATGGCGATGCAAGGCGTTGCCATCCCTCAACTAAACGATTTGATGCAATATATGATTACTTGGGTAAACGAATTACAAGCAACCTCTACAGCAGCCACGGCACGTCGCCAGTTCGGTTGGGTAGATGAGAACATGGATGCCTTTGTCGTAGGAAACAGTGAAATACACGCAGACCGTATTGAGCACAACCCCCCGTCCACACCGACAGCCGCACTAATCCCATACCTCAAGCCGAAGGGTACGTTGGAGGCGTGGAAAAAGATGGCTAATTTCTACAACACGCGGCCTGAACTGGTGATGCACCAGTACGTTGTAAGTACAGCGTTCGGTTCTCCGCTGATGAGTTTCTTGCCTCAGAATGCTTGCGCGTTACACATACACAGCCCACTTAGCGGGTGCGGTAAGACAGCAGCTATACGGGTAGCGGGTTCGGTGTGGGGTGCTCAGAAGGG